TTCGGGTGGTTCCTTCAGCAACGTGCTCACGACCCCGGCTGCGCTTTCGCAGACCTCGCTTGAGCAGCTTCTCATTCAGATCCGCAACGCTGTTGACAACAACGGCAAGCGCATCCGTTTGAACCCTGAGAAGCTGGTGGTGTCGCCGTCGAACGTGTTCCAAGCGGAAGTGCTCTTGAAGAGCGTGCTCCGCACCGGCACCGCCGACAACGACATCAACCCGGTGAAGTCGATGGGCTTGCTCGCTGGCGGTCAGGCCAACCTGTCGCGTTTGACTTCCACCACCGCTTGGTGGGTGAAGACCGATGCGCCGGAAGGCTTGAAGCTGATGATGCGTCGTGGTCTTGAGAAGTCTATGGAAGGCGACTTTGAGACTGACAGCACCCGCTTTAAATCGACTGAGCGTTATGCGGTTGGGTTCACTGATCCTCGGACGGTGTACGGCACGCCTGGCGTGTGACCCAAAACCGCTTGCGCGGATAAGTCTAAGGGTGGTAGGGTTAGATTTTCTAGCTCTACCACCCGAGGACTCTTACGTCTAGAGTTAGCGTTGGGATTTATCTAGGTTTAACCAGCTCATTAGACCGGCCTAGCGGACGATGCACAGACTAATGAGCGACTCGTGCATGAGGATATTGCAATGGCGAATACAACCTTTACCGGGCCGGTTATTTCTCTTAACGGTTTTTCCGGCACCATTTCCAGCGTTTCTGGAAACATTACGAATTTGACCTGCACCACGCTGACGATTGGCAGCACGATGGTGACCACCGGCAATGCGGCTTCGGGCGCGGTTTCTGCACAGCTCGGGTTTATTCCCGTAATGGTGGGAGCAACGACTGCTTACATCCCGCTGTATCAGAGCGTCACGGTGTAATAACGGGGGCTTCGGCCCCCTTTTGCAATGTGATTTTTAGGGAGAGCAGATATGCGTCCTATCAGTTTTACGAGAACACAGCCGGTTGCTGATGCAGACAGCGTGGCCAATGAGCAGCTTCTGAATGCGTCGGGTGCGATTACGATTGACGGTACGTTGGCTTCAGGTGGCGTTGCCACGCTGACGGTGCCGGCGTATTTGACGGTCTTTAGCGAAGCCTCGGCAGCGGTTGACTTTGTGGTGACGGGCACGCGTCCTGGTGGCGGCGAGCAAGTAGAGACCTTGAGCGTTACGGCGTCGGGGACGGTCACGGGTTCGCTAGCATTTGCCACGGTCACGGGCGTTGATGCATCGGCTGCGACATCGGCCACCGTGAGCATTGGCAACGCGGCGGCGGGTTATACGGACTGGATTCCGCTCGACATTTATACGCCGAATCAGGTCACCAACATATCGGCCAAAGTCACGGGAACGGTGGAGTATTCAGTGGAGTACACCAACGAAGACCCGTTTGACCGATCGATTCAGCAGTTAGCGGTGCCGCATCCGAATGCAAGTTTGACGGCTTCGAGTGGTGATGAGACGCAGTTCACGACGACGTTGATGCGTGCGGTGCGCTTGAAGATTAATTCAGGCGACGGTTCTGTGCGCTTCACCATTGTCCAGCAATCGACGCAGTAAGCCATGGCTAACGTCAAGATTACGGATCTGTCTGCCGGTACCGCGCTGACGGGGCCTGAGCAATTTGAAGTTGTTCAGAGCGCCAACTCGGTCAAGATTACGGCGAGTCAGATTAAGACGTTTGCGGGCGATTCGGTCACCATTAACAATGGCACGATCGGTTCGGTCGTTATTAGTAATTCCAGCGGGTCATTTGATTCGTTGTCGATTACGAGCGGGGCGATTCCGTTTGCGACGATTACGAATCGTGCAATTGGTCAGTTTGAATCACATGCAGATCAGACTGCTGTGTCGGCGAACGTGGCATACGTTGCGCAAATGAACAACGCAGCGTCGTTTAACGCTGGAATCACCATTGCTTCAAGCACCAACATCACGGTGGCTGCGGCGGGTGTGTATTCAATTAACACCAGCATTCAGTTTGCTAATTCAGACACTAACGATCACACATCAACCTTTTGGTTTAGAAAAAACGGGACAAACATTGCTAACTCTGCATTTGTAGTATCGGTTCCTAAAGTTGCAGACGGCGGTAAAACGCTGGCTGATGTGACAATCTTTGAGTCAATGTCCATTAACGACTACGTTCAGTTGGTGTGGTCTGTAAGCAATATAGCGGTGACGCTGGATTACACTACGGCGTCTAGTCCTATTCCAGAAATTCCATCTGTGATTTTCAACATGCAGAGAATTACTTGATGAACTGCAAGGGCGACTGGGCTGGATGGAAAAAGTTTGCGAAGGGCGGCGGGGCCTTTAAGACGCCGGCTTGGCAGCGTTCTGCCGGAAAGAATCCGAAAGGCGGATTGAATGAAGCAGGGCGACGGAGCGCAAAGCGGGAAGGCATGAACTTAAAGCCACCGGTTAGTGCCAGCCAAGCCAAGAAGTCGCCCAAAGCGGCAGCGCGACGAAAGTCGTTTTGTGCCAGAATGTCTGGTATGCCAGGACCGATGAAAGATGAGAAAGGTCGTCCGACGCGTAAGGCATTGGCTTTACGCAAATGGGATTGTTGAACACATTTTTAGGGGTTTAGCCATGGCCGTGAAATACGTTAAGGACTTTGAATTTTCCAAAGACGCGGGCTTTAGCTCATCGTGCGGTCCTATGAAAAAGGCCATGGGCGGTGGAGTGCGTCGTCCTTTGGATCGCATGATGCGCGAAGAGCGCAAGGCGATGCCAGTGCGGCGAATGATGGCTGAGGCGGCTCAGCGTCGGCAGATGGCCGATCGTCCGGTTGAGGCAGAGCGTCCGATGATGCGCCGTCCGGCTGCGCCAATGCGTCCGACGATGATGAAAAAGGGCGGCGATGTAAAGGGTAAGAAGATTGCCAAAGTGATGCGTGAGTTTAAGAAGGGTGAGCTGCATTCTGGAAAAGATGGTCCGGTGGTTAAGAACCCGAAGCAGGCCATGGCGATTGCATTGTCTGAAGCGCGCAAAATGAAGAAGGCCAAGGGCGGCGAAGTGAAGAAGCCGATGCCAAAGAAAGAGGAAGGCAAAAAGAAGCCTAAGATGAAGATGGAAGACATGGCGCTTAAGAAAATGCGTCATGCCGAAAAGTATGCGCCGGGTATGGACCTTGACAACATTCACTCTTACGAGTTGAGCCAAGAGGCCAAGAAAGAGAAGAAGGTTGAGAAGTACGCCAAGGGCGGCAAGGCCCACTCGGATGTGAAGATGGACAAGGCCATGATCAGAAAGGCCGTGCACAAGCATGAAAGCGAAAAGCATCCTGGCGAATCAAAGACCAAGCTCAAGAAGGGCGGGTTGCCGGTTCACAAAGGGAGCCCGATGTACGGGCGTAAGTAACACGCTTAGTCATTGGGGTCTGCTCACGACAGCGGACCACAGGCAGAGGAGACCCTGATGGCGACTTCCGGTACCGTTTCAACCACCAACTTTACGACACGGCGCGTGATGGATCACGCGTTCCGGCGCTGTCGTTTGGGTGCGCAACAAATCACCTCTGAGATGATTGATGTTGCCAAAGACCAGCTCTATTTGATTCTGTCGAATCTGGCCAATCGTGGTTTGCAGTTGTGGTGTATTGAACGGTCCATTTTGCCGATGTACGAAGGCAACGGCGCAGTGCCTCTGCCACTCGGTACCGTAGATGTGTTGAACACCAACTTGCGCACGCTTCAGCAAGTGATTGCTACGGAATCTTCCACCAGCACCACGTTCCAAGTGTATGACGATGAAGGGATGACCGTAACCACGGTAGGTGTTCTTTGGGCAGCGGCCTCTGTCCCATTTGTGGTTGAGAAGTCCAATGATGGAATTGCTTGGGAAACGGTATCGACGTTGGAAAGTACGACTGATGCTACTGAGGTATCAGGTGAGTGGATATGGGTGGATACTACGGTGCCGCATACGGCTGATTACTTCCGTGTACGCGCAACGACTGGCGTCTTATCAACGACGGATGTGTTCTTTGGTAACACGCCGACTGAAATTCCGATGGCGCGATTGAATCGTGATGACTATACCGCGTTGCCCAACAAGTCTTTCTTAGGTCGTCCGTTGCAGTTTTGGTTCGACCGGCAGCGGGATATTCCAGTGATGCGTTTGTGGCCAATTCCGAACACGACGGCGCAGACTCAGCAGATTGTGACTTGGCGGCATCGGTATATACAAGACGTAGGTACGATGACGCAGAACTTGGATGTGCCACAGCGTTGGTTCGATGCGATTGTGGCGATGCTCGCGAGCAAGTTGGCGGAAGAGATTCCGGAAGTGGATGCGGGCTTGATGCCAATTTTGGAAGTCAAAGCTGAGAAGGCATTGGCTCAGGCTGAAAGCGAAGAGCGTGATAACTCTCCCATTTACTGGCAGCCGATGCTTTCGGTATATACGAGGTAAGGGATGCCACTTTTCTTAGACACGCGTGGAAAAGCCTTTGCTGCGATCGCAATATGTGATCGTTGTTCTCGCAAGTTTC